CACGAAGCGAAATTCGGCTTACCGAAATATCGCCTTTGCTGATAGATTCCGAAAAGAACGCTTTGGTTTTTGCCAACCCATTTTGTTGGCCGAATTCCTTCAGCTTTTTACCTAGACTCTTCATACTAATCTCCTTAAAAAGTTGTGGATTATCGGGCCACAGGGTTTTGACTAGACAACAATTGGAATTTTACTACGCCAGTACCAGCAAGGGCTTCAACAACTCGACCGATAGCTAAAGCAGCGGAAGCAACTTTAACCAAGGATTGAGGCTGAAGAACGTTAGATACGGAAGTGGGGCCAACAAAATCCCCAACTAAAAGAGCGGAACCAGTATAATCACCAGCGTAGATACCAGAGCAATCAACCCGAATCTGGTTGGCTACCGAGTTACCGTACACAAGTGCTATATCTGCCCTCTTTAATTGACCTGACACACCTAGGAAAGCACTTGCAAACGCAGTTTGAGTGGTTGCCAAATTGGTATCCCAAGGAAAATCAAGAGCGGAGATCGCACTACCGGAAGATAGGGCTACTAGATCGCCAACTTGAATCGCCTTATTGGTGGCAACTGGAGCCACCACAGGATTAGTCGCATTGAAACTGTAAGTAATCGCCATTGATAGGACTCCTTAATGATGGCTTACTTGCCAAGGACATTTTCACGGAACTGTTGATAATTCGACTCGCCTTGGATTGCAGTCGAACTAACTGGCTTAACACTAGCTCTAACAAGAGCAACCTTTTTCCTGTCTTCAATCGCTTCTGCCCACATCGTTTCACCGATAGCGGAAAGTTGCTTTACAAACACAGGGGTTGCTTCCAATTTATTCTCTTTAAGCAGAGAGAATATTTTTTCTTCATTGAGTTTTTCGGCCTTCCACTTGCGAAGGTCTTCAAGTTCTTTTAAAGATTCTTCAAGTTCATCTTCGGTTGGATCTTCTTCAGTATCACCAACTTTAGCTTGTGCTGGTGTTCCAGAAGTAGGATTTCCTGTTACATCAGAGGTTTCAGCGGTCATATCACCACCGAGGCCAGTTGCAGCAGCAATAAGATCAAGAATCATCTTGCCTTTTGCCGAACCTTCACCTGGGCCAACGCAAATTTCCATAATTTTCTTGAGCATATCAGAAGCTGGTTCTTCTTGAGCCGGTGCAGCAGCAGGTGCTTCTGTGGGTGCAGCATCTGGAACCTCTTCCTTATACATTTCCTTGACAGGATTTTCTTCGGTCATCATTTTGTCATTTTTCATTGCAGTCTCCTTGGATTCAAAAATGGTGGTGGTAGTTGCAGGGTTAGCAACTAGATCCACCGATCTTACTCTGTCGATTCGGACAACTCTTTCTGTACCATCTTGATCTGGAATCGATTTTCCACTAACGAGATGGGAAAAGCCTACATCACCGAGGCCATTATTTTCTGCGAACCACAAAAACGAATCAATCCCATCAGCATGGGGGTTGTATCTGAAGTCAGCGTATAAACCTTCTGAGGTAAAGCGGACATTTTGAAGCCATCCTAGCCGATCAGAAAACAAAGGTGCTTCGGTTTTGTGGTCTTTATTTACTGGAGCGTTTTCGTATAGCGGAACCGCATCACGAATCGCTTTTGGATCGTAGATTCTGCCATTCATTGAGCTAAATCCAAGGACTTTTACACCGTAAACAATGCACTTGTTTCGGTCAACTACACCTGGTTTATTTTCGATGACGGCATTCATAATACGATATTACATCCAATCGTCTAGTGTTGTCAACAATTATCCTGTTACAGTCGATGTTTTTGGTGCTTTTGCAGCGGGAAGGTTTGGTGGTGGTTCAGTCGAGTCAAGTTTTTCTGCTGAAGAACTTGACACAGGTTGAACTGGTTCGGGTATCTTAACCACTACATCACGAAACATAAGATCGATGATCTCAGGTGTGATGGCAGGGAAGGATGCTCTCGCAATCGCCTTGCCACTTTCCATTGGAATCTCACCGATAGTGCATCGATGAATAATATCGACAAGGTTTGCGATCTGTGCCCCATTGAGAGCAGAATCTTGAACTTGCTCGCCACCACCAATGCCTTGGGTAGCATTTCCAGACTCAACTCTTGATGAAGGATTCATCGGATCAATTTCCGTTGCACCCTTTTTCTCGTCAACAATCGGCTTGATGAAGTTTGATGCTTCGGTATCGTTATCAAGACCTAATTCGGAGCGAATTGTCTGAATAGACTTCACACCCATTGAATGGTACACATTGTTCATCTCCGCTTCCTTCTGATGCTCTCTTGATTGAAGAGAATACGCTTCAGAAGTTATCTTAATGTTCTTAAGAATCTCTTTTGGGATGATTCCGTGTTCGGAAGCAAGGTGAATCTGTGACCAAGCTAGAGACTTGTTTGGCTCAAATCGACATTCGGCCAAGGATCTTCCAACGATCCCTTGCCATCGTTCAAATGTTCTTCGTGCTGGTGCTTCTGCAATAAGTGCCGAAGAGTAGTTATTGTTACTTGCATCTCCTGACATGAGGGTTTCGCTGATCCCAAATCGTGTTGCAAGTGATCGCAAGTTGGCTTGCAAAACTTGGATAAGTCCAGCAGCGTCAACATTCGCCCCAGGGAATTCGTAGTCGATGTTCGCTGGTGCTGTGATGATTGATCCATAGCCAAACCTCTCCAATCCAATATTCTCTGTTGCACCCATATTATTGCTGCCACCAAGGGTAGCATCAATCTGTGAGTCAACTAAAGAAGCCATTGAGTCAGGAGCAACATTGTTTACTTTTCTGATCATCGCAACCTTAGCTCTAGCCTTCGCCATCGTGACTGTAGAAGCTAAAATATCCTCGCAATTCGTCAAATTCTGAAAAACAGGGTAGAAGGTCGTTAACCCACGCTTTGCGTTAGAATTAGTGCCAATCTTGATGTGTATGATCTCATCCGCAGGGATGAATGTAGGTTCTCTAGATACACTAGGCTTTAGAATGACTTGATAACCTAAGACGGAGTTAATATCGTCTTCTTCGCACACGATGCCAAACGAGTCTTTTGGCGAACCAATGTCTGTTGCATACCCTCTGACCAATTCTGGCTCAATAAAGCGAATTACGAGCATTCCATTGGCTTGTGGGAACTTCCTAATGAATACCTCTCCATCAACATGAAGTCGGTACACAATTTCATTCTCGACATCTACCATACTGTTGTATTCACGAAAGATGTCTAGTGATGCCTGACAGCGTTTTAACAGGTCTTCTGGAACTGGGTTCTTTAGATCGATTGAAGCAACCCGCCATTTAAATCCGGCAGACCCAACAACAAATGATTGAAAGCATTGAACTAAACCATGAGCAAACTCATTGGTAGCAAATACGAATCTAGCTCTATCTCTAATGCTTTTAAGCTGCCACCATGACAGATAGATCGGAAGTTGCTCACCTGACAGGTAATTGTCTCTAACCGCTAATTGAGCAGGATTGACCCAACCACCCATTCCAGCATTAGGAAACTGAAATGCACCATATTCTGAAGGATCGTTCCAAAACGGCCCCCATCCAGTTTGGTAACTTCCTGTGTCATACGAAATAGACTCCGTGATCGATTTTTTCGACCTTGGAGTTCTAGGAGTTGTTTTCGGTGCTGGTTTTTTCTTTGCCATTTTTTTAGTGACCTGATAACTATTTGTTTACGGCCACAAATCCACTTAGTGTTCCAGATGTATTTCCAGATACTGTAAGTTTTATTCCGGCAGCACTTATCAGAAGGCCGCCACCTTGTACTGCACTAGTAAGCGTTTCATATTGCGGAATATGGATCTTGCCTGACATTGCAGTTGTTCCATCCGCTTGAAAAAACTGAATAGTGCAATCACAATCTGGTTGCAATACAAATGCGTGAACATGAGATTGACCAGTTGCAGAAAGTGTGACTGTTCCTGGAATGGTTTGTGAAATTGGTATAGAACTGTCTGCTGGCATATAAACCTCCGGTTAAGATGTACACATTGTATTGGTTTTTATATGAATTGCAAGAGAAAATCATTTTGACGATTTGGGAAAAATAGAAAAATTTTTTGGATGCACTTTTGAATTTGACAAAATGAAACTTGACGGTTCCAAAAAAAAGTCTCTGAGTTTAGGGTGGGGTGGGGGGTGGAAACCAGGTTTTGAAATATTAATAGGATAAACAACTTCATCGTTACAATATAAATATAGAATAAACATATTATGAGTTACACTATCTTAATTAATTAAGATAAAGTTTATCTTTAATGTTTTAAGATAATAAGATACAAACCTTGTCTTAAAAGATTATGAATATAATAATAGATAAAGTTTATCCTTAATAATATATGAATTAAAATGTATTAAATTGAGGTATAGTATTTTTATTTTATATCTATATATATTATATTATTATTATTATTATTATATAAGCAATATATAAGACTTTAAGCATACCATACCCCCCCATTCAATACATAAAAGATAAAGATAATACCTAAGCATATCAAATAGAATGAAATAACAATTTAAGCATGATAGATACCATGCATACCTTGATTATTTATTTTTACTACCACGCCAAAATAGACTAAAATATCAATTATTTTAAAAATCATAAGTCTATATATCATAAGGGTTTATGACAATATACTTAAAATTTTATGGAATATTTAGTATATTGCGATTGAACTATTGCCGATAATATGCATAATTACATCATAAGGTTATCTAATGCGGATAACTAAAAAGTAGAATGAAATGATAATAAGGGGTTTAATATGTTTAACTTTGTTTCAATTGTAATTGGTATGGTTATATTCTTTGTTGTTGTTGCCAATGTTGTTGATTCCAAGGTATTGCCCAAACTGCCTTGCAAGGTAATTGAGTCTAAAACATCCAAGATATAAGGAAAAAACTATGAATGATATTTGTATTTTGATCGAACAATGGGATTTAATCGAACTGGAGAACAAATAATGTATATTACTAAGTCACAATGCTTTGCGAATTACATGATTATTGGTTGTGGATATCATACAGATGTATTTGATATGAATACAGATAAAATGGTATTCGGTATTGATGCAATGGAAGCTAAAAATCATTGGTTAGCTTGCAAAAATAAATGTAAAAAGTTAATCAAGGATAACGCAATAACTGTTAACTAATATTGTTTATTAGTTATGTTTTCGGTGTGTTTTTTCACTATTTTTATAAAGGGTCATATCATGTTGAATTTGAATGTTATTGAAACCATTACCAATGAAACCATTGACAATGAAACAATGGAAATCAAGTTTAGTCAAACTACTAAAATGCCTTGGATTTCATGGGATACCCCCGCATGGGAATGTATTACCGGTTCTAAGCTTGCAAAGCTTGAAAATACGGTTTGTAGTGGTTGTTATGCAAATAAAGGGCGTTATACCTTTGGGGGCGTTAAAAATGCAAATACCAATAGATTTGAACAACTAAAACAAATGGATAAATGGAAGCTTGCATTTATCGAAGCTTTGCAAGCAAAATATAAAAGCTTAAGAGATAAATCTAAAGCTTATTTCCGTTGGCATACTTCGGGAGATATCCAAAGCTTAGATCATTTAAAAGCTATTGTAGAAATAGCAAATGCCTTACCATTAATCAAATTTTGGCTACCAACCAAGGAAATTGGAATTGTATCCGCATATACAAAATTCAATGAGTTTCCTGATAATCTTTGCGTAAGAATCTCAATGTTTAAGATCGATCAAATTCCTAGTTATTCCCTAGGGTTGCCTACTTCTACTGTAATTACCGATAAAGGCAAAAATGATGATATGCAACATCATTTGAACCTGTGCCATGCTAGCGAAGAAATTGATGGTAAGTGTGGAACTTGTCGCAAATGTTGGGATAAAAATACTTCTAATGTTGCTTACAAGTTTCATTAAAAGTATTCCAAAAATAGTCTCCAGTTCGCTTTTTTCCCTGTTTTTCCCCTGTTTTTTAACCTTATTTGGAGTTTATAGCATGATACCAACTATAAAGTTGACTATTTGTTTGCATGGTTCAAAAATCGGTATTTTAGAAATACCAAAAAGTATAGCCAACGAATATTTGCCGTGGTTAGATACATTAGTCAGGTTAAATGATATCCCTATTTATTATTATTCACTTACTCAAAAAGTGATAGAAGATAATCCACTAGTTCGCCTTGTTTACATTGACTAGGTAAGCACTATTAAACCTTATTTAATGCCATGCCATGCTATCTATTCTTAGATAGTGTGGATTAAGGCAATAGAAAGCATTATTCAATGCTTAATCGGTATTACTTAACCTTATTTGGAGCATCTCACAATGGCGAATATTTATGGCAATCCTAGTACACTATCTCAGTTTAAAAGTATACCTGTTAAGTATCGACAAGGTAAAACACCTAAACAATTATTAGAGTTACATAATTCTAGAATTCACCATCCTAGGATAAAAACTTATTCATTAATGAAGTTTATTAACTCTGATTACAATAATCATTTTAGGCCAAGAAATTGTATTACCATACCAATTGGAACAAGACGATCTAGTTATATTTCAAGAATTTATGATCATAAAAAGAAAAATTATACTGATATTCAAGCTTGTTTTAAGCCATCGCATTTAAAAACAAATAGTCACGGAAGATATTCAAGCCGGTGCAAATATGAGCGTTTTAGCTATACCCCTATGATTCAATCTTTCGGATACATGATCAATAAAAGCACCATGTATTTTAGAATCGATACCGATGATGGCATTATTTCAAGAGTAATAAAAGCCCCCAGAGGATTTCATTTTGCTATCGATCACCTAGGGTTTAAAATCCAATCCAATAGCATTAAATCAATGGACTACCACTTTACAGCTTTAGACTTGATGCCATATGCCATAAAGAAAAACGATTACAAGAGCGGGCAATTGATGGTTGCTATTGCTAAAGACAATTACAAAGCACGAAAACAGGTAAATTTAAAATCTGATCTTTTTTCACCCGATCCTAAAAAGGTAAACAAGGTAATTAAAGAAGCCGAACGGCTTCAAGTTCAAATATCTATCGTAGATTCAATCAGGGCGGGCAATTGCCTTGCTGGTACACAAGTTTGGGCAATGCGTAATCATATGAAAACAAATACCCATTATCAAATACAAGCCATATCAGATAAGCTTGATGACGATAATGCCAACAGGGTTAAGCTTGTAATCCTTAGAGCAATCGAGCGAACAAAACAAGAAATTGCTAGAGGTTATTCTTTATTACAAGATCATTATCTTGAATACCAAACTAACTAGGGGGCAACCCTTATTTTCAACGACCTAGGGGGCAAAATCCCTAGGTCAAAAAATTTTTTGCCCGCTCTGCCTGGAGAATCAGGCAAAAAAAAAATTCGCTGGGTTCTTTTTGTGTGTTACGATTTTTATCATTTTTTTTAAGGATGTTTACAATGAATGATTCTAAAAAGTGTTTTTGCTGCAACAAAAAGCAAACAAAAAACAATCCTTTGGTTAAGGATATTGGCAGAATGGTATGCCAACCATGCCACAAAAACATACTATCCGAGCGAAAATATTATGCATCAGCTTTATGGCATGGCAACCCGATAAAACAATGAAATAGGGCCAACCCTGTTTCCCAATGCTATAGGGGGTAAATCCTATAGCGTAAAAATTTTTTGGTGTGTTCGCCTGGCAAATGTGTGTTTAAAATTTTATCATTTTTTTTTGGAAAGGATTTGAATCATGTTACGAATAAATAAAGATAAGCCGATTGAATTGATGTCATACGACAACGAATGGTCAATTAAGAATCGGGTTGGTAGATTGCATTGCATGACATCTAATCTATCTGTAATCAGAAAGCTTTGGAATAAGCGGGTGCATCATGCACCTAAATCATTAAAGCGTGGATACATTAAATGTGTACTGGAAACACATTTAGAAAATCAAGATTTGTATATTCGTGTAATGAATGGACTGCTTTAATTAAACCAAGCAACCCCCAACCCTCTTTTTCTACGAAAGGTTAGTTAAATGAAGATCATTAAAAACACCTTGGAAGTTATTACATCAGTATGGGAAGACCCTGGCGATTATCCCAACGCATTGGCGAGAGGCCCGCTCCCTTCGCATTTATGCGTAGAAGATATCTCGGGATACCTTCTGCTTCAGATCGAGAAACAAGATCAAGAAAACGATGATTTTGAGGGGTGCAAGCCTGACGAAATCATGCAATCTTTAATGGAAGATCATACCATTAGAGTTGATGGTGTAGTTATTACATCATGGCAATTCTGCCCGCAAGAGCATCCAAATTCAAATGATGCTGCTGACCTTGATATATGGAAGATCATCCCATATAAATGGGATGCTGATAGATTTGAATTATAGTGACCCTGTTTTTCTTCAAGCTAAACCCTAACTTTTAGGGAAGCAAAAAGTTTTAATTCTTTTGAAAGGGAATTAACCATGACTACTTCTTCTATTTTATCTTCTAAATTCGCTGACAAAGGCGAACCAAATTACGATCCTAATCGAATCGTGACAATCAATTTAAGGGCATCAGAGGCTTATATTCTCAGGTTCATATCTGCCATACTAGCTGATGAACGATGTACTGATGATGGTAGGACATCTATTATTAGTGGATGCAATGCTACTACGCAGGATATGGCAAAAATTCATAGTAAAATATATTGCGATATTATGGGATGGAATCATTCGTATTTAGATTAATAGACCCCTTTTTTCTTCACCCTATAGGCCAAATCTGTAGGGTGAAAAATTTTATCAAGGAACAATATGAAAAGACCTATTGAATGCTCCAAGTGCGGTGAGCATATCATTAAAATGTATGGCTACAAAGACCTATGCAATCTATGTCACACAAAGAGATTAAACTTATCAGCAATAGGTTCTGCGGAGCTTAAGAAGCTTAAGGGTGAACTAAATGAAGTTAAAGCAAAGCTAAGATCCTTGCGAACAACTTTAGCCAATACAAAGCTTTCATTAAAAACTTCTGTACGAAAATACGAAAATCTTAAGGCTGATTATTATAATAAGGATAAATCGTGAACTATCTTTCAGTTTGTTCTGGCGTTGAAGCAGCAACTGTTGCCTGGAACTCTATTGGGTTTGAGCCTATAGGATATTCAGAGATTGATAAGTTTTGCTGCGATTTACTAAAACAGAAATACCCTCAGACCCCTAATTTTGGAGACATAAATGGACATTCAACCTGGCAAATTCCCAGAGCAATCGACATACTTATCGGGGGAACTCCTTGCCAGAGCTTTAGCCTCGCTGGCCTCAGAAGGGGAACAGACGATCCAAGAGGTGGACTTGTCTACAGGTTTTGTGAATTGGTGCGGGATAGAAAGCCAAGATGGATTGTTTGGGAAAATGTGCAGGGAGTCCTATCGGCTAACGGAGGAAGAGACTTTGGTTCCTTCATCGGGTCGTTGGCTGAATTCGGGTATCATCTCTGCTGGCGGGTTCTTGACTCTCAACACTTCGGATTGCCCCATAGAAGAAAAAGAGTCTTCCTTATCGGGCATCATTCAGACAGAACAAGTGGATACAAAGTTTTATTTGAGCAAGCTTGCCTGTCAAGGATTCATCAGAAGAGACAACATGGGAAAAAGGCTTCCAGTTCGTTTGAAGGAAGCTATGATTGCCCATTCTGCAAATCACATACAACCTTAGACCCCAAAAAAACTGGATGCAATTACTGTTCTGCATGGGTAAAGAATCCAGTTAACTGTATATCTGATGGGGCTCATATGGGTGGTGGTTTAAATGGACAAGATTACAACTCAGGAAGAATTATTGTTCAGCCTGACGGAAAGGTTAGAAGACTAACACCATTAGAACTAGAAAGACTAATGGGATTCCCAGATAATTACACGGACATATCTGGAGCAAAAGATGGCAACAGATTCAAGGCAATGGCGAATTCGATGTGTGTACCTGTGATCAAATGGATTGGAGAAAGGATAGCAATGGTCGATTCCACTAGCAAATAAGCCTATCAATCATGTATACTGTTAGCCAAGAGGGTTCGTAAGACCCTCTTTTTTTTGGCCACAGGTACAGATCATGGATGATAAAAACTATTGGTCGTTTACCGATATTGCTGCTGACCTAGACCTCGCTTATACAACCATCAGAAGAAACATAGAAACATTTATCAAGCAAAAGAAAATGAAACCTTTAACCCGCATGAAAGCGGATAAAGGACATTTTTGTTCTGTCATGGACAGCACCCAGTACAGTTTGTTTCGTGAGCTAATGCGTGGAAGAACATCCGTAAACAAGGAGGATGAAGCGGTTAATGAAAAGATTTCTGATGATGGGTTCTTCTATCTAATCTTATTAGTTCCAGAATTTTCTAGCGGAAGAATTAAGGCTGGCTTCACATCACGAATGGACTCCAGGTTCAATGAACATCTGATGTCAGCACCCACAGCAAAATTAATATACTCAACACCATGTCTACGATCATGGGAAACATTTTTACTAGCATATGTTCATTCACATGGCGAAAAAATAAGATCAGAAGTGTTTGATATTAAGGACACAAAAATCTTAATTAAAAACCTTAAGACCCTCTTTAAACAGGTTGGGCAACGAAAATGAATCACGGCAAAATTTGATCCCGAAACCAATTTCGTGATCATACGAAAATGGTCATAAAACATAGGCATTCAGCATACGCTATTTTGATGGTTCTTCTTCAGTACCCTTAAGCATTTCAGCCAGAGCAATATAAGCAGCAGCATCTTCAAGGGTATCTTGATGATACCCCTGAGACAATCTAGCAAGCTTAAGCATTGCCATCATTACAGCAACTTCATAAGGCGATATCTCACGCTTTAAGAAGTTAGTCCAACTGTCAGCAATACGCTTTAAATTTAGCTCTGGAGCATCGTATTGATTAGCCCGCTCAACGATGTGTTCAGTACACCTAGAGAAGAATTCGCTGAGTAAATATCTATCCATTTATAAACCTTTCAATCAGTACAATGGCAAGAAACAGTATCATCAAAATCTGGAAACATTGGAAGCTGCATTCTAGATTGTTTCATTACATTTTCATAGCTTGGTCGATCTTTTCTGAAAGTATGCTGCTTTGATTCTGCAACACCCAGCATCTTTTTCTCTTGCTCTATCCACCAGTTTAAAGCATCTGGATCTTCCTTTGCTACAAGATCAAGACGATATCTACTCTTAAGAAAGCAACCTTGGCAATTTCCATGATGTTGTGCTATTTGCAAATCAAAAGATTGTTTACTCCAGAAGTTCATTACATCTTGAAGAGTATGTTTAGCATCATTCATTGGAGTTAACGCTGGATTCTTTCTGCTAAAATTCTTTTTAATGTTAGCAACCCTTCTTGGTTCATCATACCTCAACCCTATAAGCTGATTATGCCTCTTGAACAATGATCCGTAAACATCTTTCATGTACCGATCTAACAACTTTATTTTTAGTTCTACAGTACAAAATCTAGCAACTGGATTAGGAAGATACTGTCTTTCATCGATCAAAATGCTAAATGGTTCTCCATTCCTTGATGCATCTTTATAATTAGTTATCTTAAACCTTGGCTTGATTTTTTTGCCAACATATTCCAACCAAGCTATATCTATCTTCCATTCTTCAGAACACTTTTGAACAAAGTCTAGAGTCTTTGGATGCTCTAGCCCTGTGTTACAAAAAACAACTTTGACATATTCTGGAAGCACACCTTCATGTGCCTCCAGAACTTTAGCCAACATAAACCCAGATGTTCTACCTCCACTAAAAGAAATTACAGATGGATCTTTCAAGAAATACTTGCTATCCATTTACTTTTCCTTTTAATTCGGATTTCTTTTTAATAGCTGATTCCAAAGGAATCAAAAAAGTTTTATTGTTCTTTGTCTCAAGCGGGTTTTCATGCTGATCAATATGCTCAGCAATAACTGATGAATCATCCAGGTCGATCACACCTTCCAGTTTGTTTCGCATCAGAAAATATCCAATGCGAACCCTATTAACACCAATTATTTTTGCTGCTTCTCTTGCTGTCACATATGTTTGATCGCCTACTTTAATTGCCATTTGAAACACCTTCCATTTCTCTTCTATTGTTAATTTGTTCTAATACTGCTGCTCTAATCTTCTCGTCAACAAGTTCTCGCTCTTTAGCTTTCTCTTGCTTCTTTAAAGTAGCAGCAAGCTTCTTTTCTTTTGCTGTTATTTTCCGCGTCTCTCTTCGCATCATCTTATCTAATACCGAAGACATAGGTACGAGAAAATGAGACTTACTCTTCTTGTTAAACTTTTCTAGTTCAACAGGATCTATCTCGATACCAACTGCTCTAATTGCTTGCATTAAAGGCTTCTGATCGCTTAGATCAATCACCCCACGAAATTCGTTTCGGTAAAAATAATGAGCGATTAGCCCTGCCTTTACCCCCATCACAAGTTGGGCTTCCGGACTGGTCAAATACAATTCATCCCCAATGTATACTGGCATAACTATTCCCCTTTCTTTCTAACTAATTCTTCTGCGATTTCCAAAAGCTTTGAACTGTTCTTAGCTTGAAATTTTAAAATAGGATATAGACTCATAAGCATCACGATTCGCTCGTTTAGCTTCTGTGTCCATCTCCAGCCATTAGATTCTATCCCATTGACAGTTACGCTCACACCATCATAGATAGCCTGTTCGCATCCTTTTGAAGCCATAAGGCCAGGAAACAATCCATCAACGATCTCTGCAACCTCTTCCAAAAGATCAGCAATACGCTTCTTATTAAGCTCATAAGGCTCATTAGAATCGGACTTCTTAACTGATTTGCACCATTCACAACAAGCCATGCAAGCAGCAAAATTAATGTAGCTATCGGGCTTGCGTTTAGCCACTTCGGAATCTTCCCAAAGCACCGATAAATTGGCCAAAGCTTCGGAGGCAGCAGCAAACATTTCGTCAGGCATTATTTCAAGCCCTGTGAGTTCTCGTGCAATAAAACACGCTCTTCTAGCACAGGTTTGAACCGCTGCAACTTTCGATATTTTGCTCATTTTACTGTCCTCTGGGCTTCCATTCCCCGAATCTTTATTAAAAAACATTATAACCTTTCCTTTTAGTTTTTGGTAAGCTCAATTGCCACATAAGATTCATCGTCATTTTTAAGCTTTTGACACAGCTTAATAGTAATGGATTTAACACAATCAGTATCATCTCCCAGTAAATACCCACAATGCTGGAGTTGATCAAGTATCGGCTTAATTCGGTTATCCAGATCAGATTTTCTCCAGTTTTTTCCAGGGTAAACCATGATCAGTACATCGACAGGAAATAGACAGGGTTCGATCTTATTTCGATCATCGACATGGTGAAGGTTCTCCTCCCTCCATTGACGATATTTCTCACTAAGAATAACCCTGCCTTTAAAATTCCTCCAACAAGCGTTAGCTGATGGAGGAAGGGTGAAGAGGATTGGATCGACTGGCATATTATCTCCATGACCAAGCGGGTGCAGTAATCTTTGGCACAATGCCATAATACTCAGGAACAAATGTACCTGTTTGGTGAGCAGAAAGATACTTGCGAATCGCTTCAAAGACTTGGTTCTCAGCACGATCAAGATCACTCGAATCAAACTGGCAAATCATACATGAAGGATACTCGTTCTTGTCTACGATGATATGGTACACATCATTGATTGGAATCTGCATCGATCTCAGGCAGAATCGATATAAAGCCATCTGCCTTAAGTATCCATTGAATACACATTCCTTGGCCCAATCCGTTGGATCATAAGAACCAACTGTTTTTAGATCGACCAAGAAACTCTTTTCAACGCAATACATATCTGGGATAAATTTGATTTGCAATGGTTGACCATCAAATTCAATAGTGGTTAAAATCTCTTGCTCACGAACAACACCAGAACAATTAAAATATTGCGAAGCAGAATTTTCTGCAATCGCAGCAATCATTTTATTAGCCTGTTCAACATCATCATGGGTAATGATTTCAACACCATCTGCTAAAGATGTTTTGAAGTTATCCCAAGTCTCTTTGCCAACCTTAGTTCGTTTATCACAGACTGGGGCAACGGAAAATCGTTCCGCAACTTTATCTGGTTCAAGCAGCATGGCATGAACTAGCGAACCAAGGATCATAGCTGGTGAAGGATCACGCTGAACAACCTTGTCTATATAAGTCTTCTTGTATAGAACAGGAGACTTCCTAAACAATTCCAATCGGGAGTGAGACACATATTCAATCGGGTACATTAGACTGCTCTTTCTTTAAAAAACTTTTCAAGGATATCCAGAACCTGACCATTCATAGTTCTGTTTTGGCTAAGTGCCAGAAAATTCAACTGTTCTTTCAGATCACTATTAGGTCGAAAAACTACTGTGAGTTTTTGCCTATCTTTTTTAGACCCGTGTCTTTTTGGCATTTCCCTTCTCCTTCTCTAGTGATGCTTGATAGGCATTCCATTCAGCATCGTATTTCCAAGGTTTTTCAAAATAGTAAATCAGATTTCCCACACCACCAGCACCATCCCATTGTCCTTCTTCCTTCAGCCATCGAGCTAAAGCGAGAAGATTATCGTGGATTGCGTACCACATATAGCACCCCTTTCATTAGGTAAAGTAACAACATAATAAATATACCATAAATGTTTTTAATTACCATAGAATCTTTTATTTTCTTTTATTTTCTGTTTTTTTCTGATTTGGGTTTGACTTTTAAATTGTCTGCTCGTAGGATAGACGATGTGGTGGGAGTGGAACTGAGTTTGGAGTGGCACGATGCCTAGGAAGCAAAAACATAAACTTCTCTCGTATGACGAAGCTGCAAGCTTTTGTCCACATCCCCCAGGAAGCACAGAAAAAATAATTGTTTTGGAAGCACGATTGTTTTACGGAATTGATCTGTATCACTCAGGTGATAACACGATACCAATAATTCCAAGAGATAAAAAACACGCTTCTAAAACAGAACCACAATCTTATCCAGATGCGGAGATACATCTGGATGATGATGATGACTAGCGGTGGTCATATGGGTAAGCTCGTTGCGAACCTTAAAAAGACACTAGTTTTTACCGAGGCTAGCACACGCACCGCTAGTTATTTTTTACTTTTTCAAGAAAGGGGAATGTCATGGAAGATGAAATTACCATGATTGATCGAGAGTTGAGGCAGATAATTGTTCCGAGTTTTTCGCCACCATGCAGTCTTAATGAAGATGCATATGTGGAACCGCTAACCATAACAGGTGTTGTTAATGCTGACGAGCAGCTTTTGAAGTTTCTTTTGTTCAACGGCATATCTACCCATGCTATTGGGCAAAACAAGATGATGTCTATCACCAGTATAGATGACATCACTTCGGGCAGAGGATCGTATTCTGACACGATCATAAAAGTGAGAATGAAAATGGGCGATTTAAACACAGTTGTTTCTATTGAATTATCAAATGAGCAACTTGAAGAAATTGTAAGGATTGGTCTTCGCACCCAATTCGGGGCAAATGTTGAATCGGTCAAAGTGATATCGTTGTATCACGGCTTAAAGAAGTACGAGCTTGAAGTTACTTTTAAAGGAAGAGGTTAACATGAAAATTGGGAAGCCTGTTGGTTTTGGCCAGCTTAACAAACCGAAAGCAGTTGTTTTCGGGGCTGAAGGTTCGGGGAAATCTACTATGGGATCGAAGCTTACAAAAGCTTTGTTTCTTGATGTAGAGGGTGGTATCTCAGGCATAGACATTGATTGCGTGGCAATAAAAACATGGGCAGAATTTGTAGCTACGATTAAAGAAATCGTAACATCTCCAGAATTTGCTTATGAAAATATTGTCATCGATTCTCTTACTGCTTTGGAAAGATTGTTGCATCAGCACATCTGCCAAACCTCTGGAGCATCATCAATTGTGCTAGCTTGCGGTGGGTATGGTAAAGGCTTAGTAGAGTCTGTTACTCAGATGTCTTTGCTGATTAATAGCCTTAATGCTAAGAAGGATCTTGGTGTTTACTTTTTGTGCCATTCAACAGTAAAGTCTGTGAATGATCCAACAAGAGGTGAATACGCAAGTTTCGGTGTGAGGGCAGACAAGGCAATGTCCGAATGGGTTACTTCTTGGGCTGATCTAATTGGATTTATTGAAATCGACCTAATGGTGGGTGACGATGGTAAACCGATTATTAAGAAAGATGGTAATGAAGTACGCAGAACCATTACTGTTACACCAAGGGGTGGGCTAACTGCGAAATCAAGGATTCCAGGCGTAACTGGAACCATGACTGTTGATAGTTTTGTTACTAAGATCAATGAAATTTTTAAGAAAGGGAAGTAGTTATGAGCTTATCAGATGACTTTGAAATCTTTGGACAAGATGAAGCGAAGGAACTTCAGAAGTCCGATATCCTTCCAGCGGGAGAATATCCAGTAACAATCACTAGGGCTGAAGTCCGCACCAAAGATGACAAGAAATGGTTGTCTTTAGGTTGCCAGATTGATGCTCCACATGATATGCAGGGGAGGTTCAAAACCTTTACGCTGTATATCAAAGATGGTCATCCTAACCCACAGGTTTGCAATATTCATGCAAAACTAAGACAGAGTCTTGATGCTGCCTTGGGCCTTGATCGGATGACCTTGACCAACATCATTGGTCAATCATGCGTTGTTAAAATCAAGAATAGCGAGAAGAATGGTGCTACATATGAAAATGTAGAAAAATTCTTGAAAGCTATCTAATATTTGCTCATGCTGTGCTTGGAAGCAACCGATAAGAAAGGTAAGGAGGTGCAGCATGAGTAAACTTTTAATTTTGTTAGTGTGCTTTTTGACTGGATGTCAAGGAGCAAGAAATTCGATAGAAGCTGGGGCATCGACAACTCTAATGTCTGATTCCCCAGTAATCGAAAAGATGGATGTAAATTTAAAGCTTAAAAAGGAGTGGTAAGCTATGGAAGTTATTGCAAATATTTTCGAGTTGAGAGCAGCAGTTACAAATGCCTTCGGTGAAAAAAGTTTTATCGAAACTTTAGAACGCAGGGGAATGTATCGCTCACGGATTGCTAGCGTTGTAGATACGGATTGGTCTACTGAAGATGGCCAGCTAATAGCACATCATTGGACAGTCGATCCAGAACCTATCGTTGAAAAATTCAACTTCCCGCCCAGTTGGTCAAACAAGGAATCTTGGAAGAACACATTTGAATCTGATTACCCAGATTGTTTAGAAGATGCATTGGATATCGCTCTTTGGACTCCAAGAACCCCATCTAGATTAATCATTGAAGATGACAATGGTATTCGGGTTCTTAAGTCGATTGAAACAGATCCTGTTCAAAGAGTTGAAGAAAGAAAAATCAAACCTGTCAGCTTCCCGATTAAGAGGAAGAAATTCGTAGACAATTCACCTACCTTATTTGGAGCTTAATATGAGTGACGAACCTTTATTTGATCCCGAAGAAACAAAACCCATCCCCGCTGGAACTTACTCCGCTCGTATTATGCGAGCGGAGATTAAGACATCCAGAGCGGGAAACAAATACCTTGCTTGCGATATGCAAATCATTCAAGGATCACAGCAGGGCAGGGCATTAGATGCAAATTTTCATATCTTTTCGACTGACACAAAGTTTCGTGCAGACTCAAGAAGGAAGCTAGCTCGACTGGCTTCTTCATGCGGTATCACTACTGTGATGAAACCAGAAGAACTTGTGGACAAACCTTTCTTAGTCGAAATAGGCGAAACAACGGATAACTATGGGCCTACAAACTTAATTCTTGGATTTTCAAAATTAGGGAGAGGGTGATGAATCAAAAAGAATTAAAAAAAATAAAAAAAGTTTTAGAAAATAT